GTCTAAAGAGTCTTCATAGTCTCCGAAGCCAAGTGTGTTTACAGCAGAAGAGATAACAGCGTTGCTGAGATTTCCTGCATATTCTGTTCCACCGATTTCAAAAACTATTGACTTGCCTTTAATTCTAGCCATGTTAGTTTCCTCCTTCAATATCAATTGATATGTTTATGTTTGTTGCTAAAAACCTAGCACCATTTACCTCTTGGATAAATGGTTTATCTACAGTTAGTTTTGTTGCTGTGGTGTATTCCCAAATTGCAGGGATAAGAGTGTCAAGTGTGTCATCAAGATTTTCTGTCTCTGTTTCATTAGTTGCATAAGGTACTAAAATAAGTACTTTCCAATTAGATGCATAATCCGCATCATATTGATTCTCGTATACAGTAATGAACTCAGTATCAGGTTCCATAATCGCACAAAGTGGATTAGGTCTTGCTGGCACAAACTTGTAAACCTTTGAGATACCGCCAAGAATGATGGCACTTTCTAATTCGTCTCTTACTAATGCTAAATTCATCCGAATCTCACCATATATCTGTTAAGTAAAGGATAGACACCAACGAGTGGGTCTCTTGCAGTATTGATGGGTGCTCCATCATAAGTTGCATATTGAGCCACACCCATTGGTGCGTTCCTACGATTAAATAGTTCTGAACCAACTTCTAAGTAGCAACGCTTCAACACACCAACAGGAACCTTGGTAGATGCAATATAACTTGCAACCAAGTCTTTTGCTGTGTCCCAGCATTCTTCTACATAGGCATCATCGTTAGATGAAGCACCTACATATGCTTTTAAATCAGTCCAGTCCATAATCTTACTCCTTGTTAATTATTAAGCAATATTGAAACGAACTGCAGCCTTTGGCTCCTGGCAGGTTAGTGCAAGGTATCCATAAACTGAGAATGAATTCGTTAGTGCTGTGATTTCTTCGTCATTTAGACGGAATGGTGCACCTGCAGACTCGTATGAAGTCAACGCTGCTGCGTTCCATGCATACATGCCTGTTGGTGTAAGTGCTGGATCAAGTACAACTGGAAGACCAAGAATGTTTCCTGTCAAGCCAAGTGGATTGATTGAACCAAATGTATTTTGTGTTGCACCTACATTTGAAAGTAGTGGACGGTTTGAACCATCTACTGCCTTAGCAAGATTCTTAAATGTTGTTGCGCCTACAAGAAGTGCCTGTAGTGGCAAACCAGTATCCTGGTTAACCTTAACTGCTGCATCTGCAAGTGCTTCTAGAACATCGTCTGTATCAAATGATGCAAGTGATACCTGGTTGAAGTTAGCATCTTCTGCATAAACCTTTGCAATTGCTGCTGCGTTTGTTACTGCTGCATACTTTGCTACCATTGCACGAAATGCAGTGTCAACATAGTTAATGCTTGAACGCTCTACAACTTGGCGTGACATTTCTGTGTATCCACCGTATGTCTTGATTGGTGCAGTTGCTGAAGTAAGAACTAACTTACCTGTTGCAAGTACATCGCCTTCTGCTGCTTGCTCATCAATATCAATTGAGTTGCTTTGAATTTTTGGATATTCAACATTCATTCCATCTGCAGGCAGTGGGCCTCTTGAAAATAGGTTAAATGTTGGACGACCATTGTCTACGATACGAACTGTATCTGAAACCCAAGCGTTCTTCATGATTGAGTCTGCTGAGTCTGCTCCTGTAAATGTGCGGTGAGCATCAAGGTCTCCTGATGCAACTGCCTTTACATATTCTCCGTATGAACGGAATTGTGGTACTGAGATAGTTGGTGTCTTGTCTGATGCAATAACATCTAGACGACGCTCTAACTCCTCTGCGTGATTACGAACTTCTTGAATTGCTGAAGTGTAATCAGGTGTTTCTTTTTCCATGGATATTTCCTCCTGATTGGTTTCTTCTCTGACTGAAAGTACTTCAGCCTTGTCGTAAGCAGGAAACGCCACCAAAGATACTTCTTTGAGGTCAACCTTTTTACGGATTATTGTTTTGTCTTTCTTTTCATCTGTGACTGGGATGAATCCAACTGAGAATGAGCGGATTGCTCCATCCTTAACTAGGTTAAGTGTCTCATTTCCCAAAACTGTTTCTGAAATCTTTGCTCTAATTAATAGGCCTTCATCAGATTCTTCCATTTCTGTAACTACGCCAATAATATCTTCGTGGTCACGAAATAGTTTTACATTTGCGTTTAGGTCTACTGCGCCTTTTTCAAAACGCTCTGACCATCCACCACCAATGTCTATTGTCTCATTAAATGGAACAGCCATGCCAGAAACTTCACGCTTCTCAACATCTGTTGCTCTGATTTCAAATGAGCGGGTAATCATATCTTTCATAGTCATTACTCCATTTTAGGCCACAGGTTCGTCGTCTTCAACGACATCTGCTGGGACTTCTTCTTGTGTTATTTCTGACATGCCTTCCATCTCACGGACTTCATTGACTGTCAAGAAATTATTTGTTAAGCCAATTGCGTATGACTCATATCGTGTTTTTGTATTTGGACGAAGGAACTCAGTCAAATTAAACTCAGCATACTGTCCTCTTGGTAGAAGATCTGTGATTGCTTGCTGGATGCGAACAATATATTGCTGCAATCCATCTTGGAATAATTTTGCTCTGTCTTCATTGCCATTTACATATGTCATGCCTTGTCCTTCAATGCCCATTCCAAGATACATCGTTGGCACACCAAACATCATTGCAATCTGGCGTGTTATGAACTTTTGGTTTTCTAGGAATTGTGCTTGCTCAGGGCTAAGTGCAATTGAATCGTACTTAAGTCCAGATGAAAGGACGGCAATACTTCTTTCTTGCTGAGAAGCAACAAATGCATCTTTGTTTTGCTTTGCTACATCTGCAGAAAGAAATTCTGATGTTGTTAATGTACCTGTTGGTACTGCTGCAGTTCTAAACCAGTTGTCTGCATAGTTGTGTAAGTCAAGTGCTGAACGCAAAACTAAACGATGGCGTTGCAATGGACCTTCGCCAAGCAGTACTGTTGAACTTGCATTGTGATAAAGTTTTAAATGTTTAATGTCTCTTGAATCATATCTCTTTGAGAAATATGTGTAGTAAATCTTTCCATCGCCATCTACTGCTACGCTTACATCTGTTGGATGTAGGTTTGTAATGTTTACTATTCCTCTTGGGCCCCTGCGAATATGCCAGTAAGCATTTCCAAAGATTGCCATATGAGTTAATGTTGTGCCAAGCCATTCTGCTTGAGATATTGAATTCTCAATGTCTGGTGTCTCTAACCAAAGTGGTGTTGGTAGTTGTGTGTTGCCTCTATAAACATTTACAGGTATCTGCATGATTGCAGTTTCTAATACTGATGTGGCACGAGACACAGCAACAAGACTAAGTGCACTGGTTGGTGTTACACCAATTGCTTCTCTTGCTGGTGCAGTGTTTGCTACTCCACGATTCTCTGTTTCAGGAACATAAACTGGTTCTAATTCATAACCAAGTCTGCTCACTAGTCTGTCTCTAAATCCCATTGCGTTCTCCTCAATGAACCATCTGTTGTGGTTTAATCTGTGTTTCAACAAACCAGATGGCTAATACTGTTCCTACTGCTGCATCTATGTCAGTCCCGCTATCTTTGCGGGCAATCCTCCAGGATTCTCCGCTATTCTTGCGTACTGCTCGTTGCATTTGTAGAGTAACTATTTCATCTCGTGGATGAACTAATTGCTTCTTTATTATTCTACTATATGTGTTGTTTGACGCAGAAATCATATCCTTATTACTAGTCATTTGCACACGAAGACCCTTCTGTTTCAATGCAGAACCCAGGTCATCCAATACATTTCCGTCCATAATGAAGGGTTTTCCGTACTTTGCTAGTTCCATACAGACTTTAATCACACCATCAATGTCTGTATTATTTAATGATGCTACCAGTTCTGTGGCTATCTTTCCATCTTCCTGCATCTGGGCAGTTACGATAGAGACATATTCCCAACCAGAGGTTCGCTCAATTGCAAACACTTCAGGGTTGGTAGGTCTACCTTCAGGGCATTGAGACCAGGCTCCAACAGGGATCCAAGCGTTCATACTGGACACAAACTGGTTTAATCTATATCTTCTGGCATCTGGTTCAGGCATTGTGGCTAGTTCGTTCTTTACTGATTCCCAGTTTAGGATTCCGCTTGCTAATTGTGGGTTAGCCTGCCTGACTGCATCTTCATCATCTAGAGCACAGCCTTGAGGTGCTTCCCAACAGAAGAATCCAAATCTCTCAAGGTCTTCTTGACCCTGGATGGCTGCCATTCCTCTTTCGTATAAATGTTTTAAGAGATTACTGGTGTCGTCTCCTGCAGTTGTGATACCAATCGTTAGTCCATCTTCACGAGTAGCAGAACCAAGACTCATGGCTGTCCAGACATCTTCATTTGCCACATGCAACTCATCAAATACAACCAAAGAAGGATGGAGTCCTTGTGCTGTTGCTGCCTTTGCTGCAATAACTTTATATATACCTGTGCCGTCTTTAGTCCATAGTCCTCTATGTTCCGTTGATTTACTAAAGAAATGTGCAAGCAATTCACTTGAATCTACCTGGTGTTTTAGCCTGCGATAAACGATTTTAGCCTGATCTGCGGAGGCTGCTACAGAGATAACTTCAGGTGCAGGCTCATGCAGGAGCATACCGTATAAGGCAAATAAGGCACCTAGGAGGCTCTTTCCGTTCTTCCTAGGCATAGATATTACTACCTGTTTATACCTCAGCCTACCAGCCTTAGAAGGGTCAGAATAGTCATCTGGATATCTCTCTAGCACATGCTGAATTAACCACTTCTGCCAGTCAGTTAATACTAATATTTCGTCATTCTTTTCAGGCAATCGCCATAGGGTTTGGGATATATTAATAACCTTGTTTCCGTCTGTGGGAAACTCTGGCGAAAGTGGCAGGGTAAAGTAAGTAGGCTTCCAATCAACCATTAGCAATAGCAGCCAACATATCTGCTGGTGACATTTCTGAGGTTTTGCGGTTATTTAGCAGACCAAGGTTTGCCAATAGCCCAATTAGGATAGGTGCATTCTGATGGCGTTTATCTGGATGGGCATCTATGGTTTCGGCTAATAGGACTGCTTGTTTGGCTGCTGCCATATCTACTTCATCTAGCCATGTAGCCTTGGATATGGATAATCTCACACTATCTGCCAAAGTGTGGTCAAGGTTTAATGGCTCATTTACTATTGATACATCTCTAAGGCTTCTAGGGCCTTGGCTCATACCTGTTCTCATACTGCTCCTTTTACTATTTATAGTTTCTGGTTTCTATTATACTCTAACAGGGTTTCCAGCGTATAAAATAAAAAACCTTCAAACCTTTATATCCCAAACCTTCATATCCGCATATCCGCATATGCCAGGTATAAGGTTTGTATATACCAATAGGGATTATGTGTATCCTTTTCTATTCCCCGCTTTTTTGCGGGCTATTGACAAACCTTCATATCTGTGATATGGGCATATGGGCGTATCAAGGTTTGAGATGGTTTGTCTCACTATTTGGACAGGCCCTTGAAAGTCCGCTCTTATAAGAGTATCCAAACCCTCATATCCCTGTATGTCCACTATGAGTATCTCTTATTCCAATAGTTCAATCGCTTCAATGTCTGATTACCTCTACCGCTATTACATTGTTTACAGCATGGTAGTAGATTGGATACTTCATTGGTACCGCCAAGACTTACAGGTAATATATGATCAGCCTCATTTGCTGGATTACCGCAATAGTGGCATGTCCAATTAGCAGCCTCAAGGACTATCTTTCTGTTCCGTTTGTATTCTGCGGTGGCGTATGGAGAACCCATCCTATAACTCTTCCCATTCCGCAGCATCGCTCATATCCACATCCGCATTGTTCACAGTACCAGATGTCCTGGGCTCCCTCTGGAGTAATCTCTCGCATCTATCCCAAACCTCCTTATAGTCATTCCAATTAAACGCTACCTCACCTATATTTACCAGGTCTAGCAGATGAGCAGCACAACACCATCCATAATCATGGTGGTAGTAATAGGCTGATTGGGTACATCTTTTACATACCCTGGGCCTTTGGGTCGTTTTGTACTTGCCTAAGTAGTAGAAAGGATTATTAGAAAACCCATATTTGGGATGTGCTGTCATATCCTATCAATTATACCAGCCACCTGTTTATTGATAGTTCCAACATCCTTTTGATTAGGTTCTCTCTCATGTGCCAAGGTAAACAGAGAAGCAAAACCTTTGTAAAGCCTATCTTCTACAGTCTTTCTGATAGCCCAATTGTCTCTCATATCACTGAGTTTATAGTACTTTTCTTCCCATATGGCTACTTCTGCTTTTCTTGGTCTGCCCCGCTTACGCTGCTCCATCTTTAGGCTTTCTCTTTTCAAGGCTATTGTTTTGGCTTTGTAGAATAACCTCAAGATGGTTTGTATTTACACAACGACGATTAAAGCACATGTGATTTAGTACTAATCTATCCCCTTTGGAATTACCTCCAACACCCATAGGTAATTTATCCATACCAAACTCAAGTGCCCAAGCAAAACGATGAACATATACAGGCTGTGGATGTTTGTGTTTGCCTGTAAAGTATTTTATTCCCATTGTTCCATAGCCATTTTGATTAACATTTTTTGTCCAAACAATACAACCGTCATCTTGGACTTTAGTGTTTTTATGAAAGGTTTTTACAATTCTTTCTCTTGTTATTCCGTATTCTATTGCTTTGTCTTTGTTAGTTGTCATATATCAATTCTATCAGAAGTTTTTTATTTGTCAAGTAAAGCAAAAACCACCAGGAAAGAGATAGACCTGATGGTTTGCTATATATAAGATATTAATATATAATATATATTAGATACAAGATAGTTTTTAAAACTATAAGGATATCTTTCTTTCTTATATATATTTAAGTATACACCAATTTCCCTTGGCTTGCAACTAAAATAGCCTTTTCTTAAATGAACATTAGATGAATTCTTTATGAGAGTTTCCTGAGAACCATATTTCTATGGTTAATTAAAGGCTTTCCTGGCTTATTACAAGCCTTCCTGGATATCAGAACACCAGAACCGCCTGAAAGTGTCTAAAAAAGGCCTTAGAACGCTTTTAAAGGCCATCCTAGAAGGATGATAAGGCTACTCTTTTCCAAATTGCAGAACCTGGAGGACCGCCCTGTACACAGATATATAGATAGTTAGTGTCAATACCAAATTGACCGTAATTTCCTCCATCTGTGGATGTTCCAGGACCTGATGCAGTGATAATCATTGCTCCATTAAAATTAAATGTATTACTTGATGCACCTGATGGATCAAAATTGATTGTCAAAGCATCCGAAGAACTAGAATTTTTTCTGATTCTAAATGCATTGCTATTTCTATTTATATCGGTTTCGCCAAGTGTAAGGTTATTTGCGCTAATTGCACCATTTATATTAACAGTACCCGCAGAAAAATCTCCTGCAATCAATGGAGTTGCAGTATTTGAATTAGCAATATAAAGTTTATTGCTACCAGTTTCATTCTGGCCTGATTGATAGCCTAAGAACACATTTCCTGAGCCACCTTCTGCGTTTAACGCTGACTGATATCCAACATATGTATTATTTGAGCCATTAATGACATTTGTAGCAACTTGTCTACCAACACCAACATTGTTGCTTCCGTTAGTTGTACTTACTGTTGCTACTGGAACTGAAAATCCTGATCCACCCGCACCTAGTGCTGTTGGAGTAAGTAAAGAATAAACAGAACCAACTCTTATACCTGATTTAAATCCAGTAAATGTTACAGAAGTAACTGCTCCACCAGATACAACAACTGTAGCAACAGATGCTTGTACATATTGATGATTTGGAATTAATTGAACATTTGTATAAGTTCCGTCAGTATAACCTGAACCACCTGTAATTGTTCCAAGTGTTGCTACTGTGTTTGATATATTAGTAAAACTTCCTTGACCTACTGCGGTATTTCCAGTGCCCAAAACATTGTTACTTAATGCTGCAGCACCAACTGCAGTATTCTGGTTTCCAGTTTGGTTTACCCTTAATGTTGCATTTCCTAATCCAGTATTTCCATTTCCTGTTGTATTTTCAGATAAAGCGTTTGAACCTTGTCCTTGGTTGTTAACACCTGTTGTATTTTTTTGAAGAGCGTAAGGACCAAATGCAACATTTCCTTGTCCAGTTGTATTGTTTTCTAATGCAAAAGCACCAACTGCTGAGTTAAGAATTGCTGAAGTATTGTTGTAAAGTGCTCTATAACCAATTGCAGTTACATCATTTGCTGTGTTATATCTAGCGGCTTCGGTTCCAACTGCTGTATTTGCTGTTCCAGTAGTATTGGCTCTTAAAGCACTTGCTCCTACTGCAGTGTTATTTGAAGCAGTAGTATTAGATGCAAGAGCATTATCACCTACTGCTACATTTAGGCTTCCAGTAGTATTTGCTTCCAAAGCAGATTGGCCATAGCCACCATTTCTTTGTCCAGTTGTATTTGCATATAACGCAAATGCTCCTACTGCTGAATTTAAAACACCTGTAGTATTAGATGTGCCTGCTAAAGCACCTACTGCGGTATTGTAATAACCATCTGTATTGCTTTTAAGTGCTTCTGAACCAATAGCAGTATTTCCATCTGCGTTACTGGCAAATAATGCTGCTCTGCCCATAGCAGTATTTATGCTACCTGTTGTATTTACACCCAAAACATTGCTACCAAAAGCAAAGTTGTATTGGCCTGTAGTGTTGGCAGTAAGAGCGTTAGCACCAATAGCAGTGTTTTCAAAACCTGTTGTATTTGAATCAAGTGCATTGTCACCAATTGCAATGTTATTAGCACCAGTACCTGCACCTTTATTAATATCAATACCGTCAACAACTATGCCACTTGTAATTTGTGGAGTACCTGTACTCATTACAAATGTATCGCCTGTACCTGTTTGTGAATGAATTGTTGATGTACCCGCAGATGAACGGATAGGACCTGCTGTTAATTCTGGTCCTGCTGGTCCTTGAGGCCCAGTTTCTCCTTGGATACCTTGGATTCCTTGCTGACCTTGGATTCCTTGTTCTCCTTGGATTCCTTGTTCACCTTGCTCACCTTGAATGCCTTGTATTCCTTGTTCTCCTTGAGGACCAGTTGCTCCTGTATCTCCTTGAATGCCTTGGATGCCTTGAATACCTTGTTCGCCTTGAGGACCAGTCTCACCAGGAGGTCCTTGTTCTCCTTGAGGGCCTTGCGGTCCAACAGCACCAGTAAGAATCTTTATAAATAAAACATTATGATTATTTGCAAAACCAGTTGTTCCTGTTCCTGCTGATGTGATTAGACTTATTGGGATTATGTCGTATGTTGCCTCTTGTGTTAATACACCATTTACTGCCCATTTTTGAAAATTTGCAGAGTTTGCTGCATCTTGAAGAATAATAAAGTCTCCAGCACTTAACAAATGTAAAAATACAGCAACATCAATGTTAGTAACATCAGTGTGACTAACATGTAAAGCAGTTGAATTAATTTGTGTTGCGTTGTTATAAATAAAATGTGTAGAACCTGGGTCTCCAGTAGTAATAGTTGTTTTTACTTTGTAATCAAAGAATGATGATGATTCACCAGGAACACCTTGTTCGCCTTGGACTCCTTGGATACCTTGCTCGCCTTGAATTCCTTGAGCACCAGTCTCTCCTTGGATTCCTTGTATTCCTTGAATGCCTTGCTCACCTTGAGGACCAACTTCTCCTTGAATTCCTTGTGGGCCAGTTTCTCCTTGAATACCTTGTATGCCTTGTTCGCCTTGAATTCCTTGTGGTCCTTGCTCACCCTGGATACCTTGAATTCCTTGTTCACCTTGTGATCCAGTTGCACCTGTAGCACCTGTAGCGCCAGTTGCTCCTGTGGGCCCAGTGGCACCAGCAGGCCCTTGCGGTCCAGCAGGGCCTTGTGCAATTGCTATTCCTGATGCAAAAACTCTAATCTTACTTGGAGAGATAACTTCAACTTCGCCATTAAGTAATGCTGATTCAGAACTTACCTTTACATAGCCAAGAGTCATCTCGTTACATCCTCTTCTACCTGAATTCTTCCTCTAACCACTGTGGAAACATTTCCGTTATCTGAGTTAATTCCTTCAATGTCAAAATAACTTGTAATTGGAAGGGTTGAATTATCAAGTTCTATTGTTAATATATTATCAACCTTTGTAATAATAAGGGTTTCTAATACTCCTGCATCTGATGGGTATTCTCTAACTTTACCTGTAAAAGTCCAGTCTGTTAGGTCAAGTGCAGCATCGTTCTCATCTACTAAGACAACTGTCAATGTTGTAGTGTCGTTGCGGTAAACCATCCATTCAACTGATGGTGGCTGTACATTTAGGGTTTCCATTGATTTCCTCCCAAGGTTAATCTACTTCCAGTATATACTTGATGTATGTTGACTAACCCTGAAATTATTGCTGCCCTTTTCGCAGGGGCAGTCTCAGTCCTTGGAGCCTTCTTTGCTTTCTCCAGATGGATGATAAGTAAGTTCCTATCTGAACTACGCCCAAACTCAGGGTCTAGCATGAAAGACCAAATAACAAGACTAGAGAAGCGAGTAGACGATATCTACACAATTCTTGCTGAAAATCAGTATCGTCCTAAAGTTAAGAAGAAAGAGTCTAAAACGATTTCGGTAGAACTACTGCCAGAGGTGCAACCAAGCCTAGAAGATTAATCAACAAAACCCTCTCCTTAGTTATCAGACATGGTGGAGAGGGTTCTGCTTTTTCTAGAGGCAGTCTAGAAATTTATGTATATTGAGGTAGCATTGTAAATGTTCTTTTACCTGCTGGTGTTCTTGTTGATAAGTAATCAAAGTTTTTAAACTCTCCAACCTTTACCCAACCAGGAATAAGCAAAGGGTCTCCTTGCTGCTGAGATGTAGCATCAGCGTTGTGAGCACTTGCAAATACTTCGTATTCTGTAAATGGAGAAACCACTCCACCTGGTGCGCTAAGTACTGATGTAAGTTTCATAGTAATTTCTTCTATTGGAGTTGTAATTAATTCTTTATAATCAATTGCTACGTCCCATTGAGTTTGATAAGGAATTGGGTCAGGAGGATTAGAAAGTTGAGCCCTAAACCTTATTCCAGCATCAGTTGTAAGTTTTTGACTACCTATAAGACCAATAACACTACCACCAAGAGGCACTGTAAATCCTCCAGCACCTGAATATTTTTGCGACATAATTGATTGTGGATTTGTAAGGTAATTTGGTGATATATAACGACCACTAGCAGTTTCTAACTGAAGATTGTAAAGTGCTGGAGTTGCATATTCACCATTTCCAGTGTGTGGTTTTTGTCTTATACGAAGCCATCTAAATGCAAAAGGAATTGGGAATCTTATTCTTACCTTTTCAGTAACTCCCTTAAGAGAAACATTGTATGTTGCAAGTTCATTGCTAGAATATGTTTTTGTAGGGTTTTGTAATGTAGATGTTGTACCATCTCCAAAGTTCCAGTCCCAAGGTGATGAAGTTGCTGTAGTAAAGTTTATTGTGCGACTGTTTGCATTTTGAGTGTAATCAAAGTTTAAATTATTTAAAGGCAAAACTCTTGTTGGAGTCATTGGTCTTGTTCCTCTAGTTATAATTACATCTGGATCTTGTGAACTTCCTCCCCAATCTGCAACTTGACCTCTACCTAATCTAAAGTAACCAACTTCTCTCCAACCTAAATTAGTATTAATATCAACATATATTGTTCTCCAGTTATTTGTATTACCTGCAGTAACATCTTCTAAATCTAATGAAAAAGTTTGCAAAGTTGTTGTTGGTGATGGAAGAGTTGTGCTCAAAGTAAAACTTGTAGGGTTATTGTTAATAGGATTTGCAGACAAGCCCCATGTGCTTCTTGGAGTAAACCAGTAAATTACATCTCTAGTTAGGTTTAATGGGTCGTTTGTTTCATCAGTACTTCCATCTGCCTCATACCAAACTATATTGCTAGTGTTTGTTCTTGTTACTGGATTTAAATACAATAAGTTAGAGTTGTTTCCACTAGTTAATGCTTTAAGATTATACATAATTGGAGTAGCCCTAGTATTAGCAACAGGAGCATAACTAATAGTTCTAAATCTTATTGAGTCAACTGGATAATTACCAACATCAAAGGTCATTGTAAAAGTAATTGTTTTAGTAACTGTTGCTGTTGTTTCAAACATGTTTCTGGTGGTTAATGAAACATTAAAACTTTTTACATCACCAGCATTACCTGGATATGTTTTAGTTGGGTTTTTAAGCGTAGATGTTGTTCCATCTCCAAAATTCCACAAGTAAGCGTCTGGCTCTTCAGTACCAACATTTGTTGATGTATTGGTAAATGTAACCGTGCTATTAAAAATTGTATAAGTAAAGTCAGGAACCATTGTTGGTTGAGCCAATGTTACTGTTACTGTTTTAGTATTGTAAACTTTTACTGGGTCTGGAAAACCAGGTCCATAAGTAAACACGGTCAAACTAACATTGTATGAAGTAGCATCGCCAGTATAAGTCTTTAATGGGTTTTGTAAATTAGATGTAGTTCCATCACCAAAATTCCAAAGATAAGAATCTGCTTCTCCAGTTTCATGATTAGTTGATGTATCTGTAAACTGAACTTGTCCAAAGTTAGTTGTAAGGTTTTGTGACCATCCAAAGTTTGCAGTAACTTCTGGTGTTCCAACAGTTACTTGTTGTTGAAGAGCAAAAGTAAACCCATTAGTTAAAGTAATATATGCAGTGACCCACCAGTTTCCTGGTCCATAACCACCATTGCGATTATCAGTTTCTCCTGTAAAGTCAAAAGTTCTGTCAGGATTAAAAGAATATGGTGCAAGAATTCCATCATCATCAAAGTTCCAGGTTTGAGTTAGACCAGTTCTTGGTAATCCGTTTTTAAATTTTTCACCAGTGGTTGCTGAATAATAATAATTATAAGTCATTTCATTTGGGTCTCTTTGGTTTAGGTCCCAGAGAACACTAGATATTTTGCTTGTATCGTAATCTACAATACTTGCAGTAAAGTTAAAGTTAGCATCACCTTGTGGTGAGTTTAATTGAAGAGTTGGAGATTGTCCTTTGTAATTGTAAGCAGTTACTTTATCAGATGGTTTAAATGAAAAACCCATTTCCCAATCATCTGGAGTAATACTGTGAGTGATACCTGCAATTTCATAAATTTTATCAATTGTTTGGGTTGGGCTAACTTCATGCTTTATTCTTACCATTTGATTAATAGCATAATTGCTGTATGTAGTTTCAGCCTCTATATCTTCATATCTACCATTATCAAATGTAATTTTTTGTATTTCATCTGATGGAGTGCCAACTAATTGAAAAACATTTTGTGCAAAATCAGCACCCATATTAGTTAAAGTTTTTGGATGATTGTCTGGAAAAAATGTTGATACGTTTGCTTTTGTTACTGCAAAGTTCTGCGTAGACTCACTAGATATGTATGGACCAAGATTATCTGATTGTGATTGAACCTCTCCACCACTTATAAACTTGTATTCATTTGATAAGTCTAATTGGTTAATTACTCTGTTATAGCCATTGTCAACCAAGATTGTTCTGTATGGTGCATCATCAGCAGGATCAGAACTAAAATCATAATTTGTGTATGTTAGGTATGGATCTGTTATTGATGTCCAATAGGCTCCATTGTATTTAACAAAAGGATAAACATTTATAATATTATAAAAATAGCCAAACTCTCCTTTTGCATAAATTTTATTAAAGTTTGTTGTTGCATATTTATTTATAACATCTAAAAGAGTTTCTCCAAGTTGAGGAATATATCTTGCTGGAGAATATCCTAACTCATTGGCTGCTGGTGAAATTGTTGTCCAAAGGGAATTGCTGCTATCAACATAAAAACCAAAACCAATGGGAATTGGATATGTTCCAGAAGTAGCATCAGTATCTAGATAGTTATAAATAAACTCTCCAAGAGACCCACCACCTAAAGTACAAAATTCTTCAAAGGTAGCACCTTGCCAAGTTGGACCATCAGATAGTGCAAGAATGTTATCGTAAAGTAATTCATCTACAACAATTCTTTGTAGAACTCCAAAGATATCTGTTCCAGTAATAGTAATTATTGGGTCATCTTTTCTTTGATACTGAACATCAACATTGGTTACATACCCTCTAAAAAATTCTCCATACCTTTCATCCCAAAACTTAATTCCTGAATTATATTTTAAATTAGGATTAATTTTTGGGTCAAGATTTGGGTTGCGACTTACAATTGTAAATTGGCCACTGTCTATTTGTTGGTATGGTCCTTCATAAATATCAGTACCTTCAACAATCTCAACATTAATAATTCCAGAAGTTATGTCTTCGCCTGGTTCTCGCATGGCAGGCGATGATGATTCTGCATATAGATATACCTTAAAAACATCTTTGACTGCCATTAGAACGCCACTGCTTTCGTACTTACTTTGCCGTATTGTTTAATTGCACTTGATACCTGGCGACCAAGGGCAACACCATTAGTTCCAAGTCCTGCGTTAATTGTAATATTAATTCCTGGCTTCTGTGTTGATATTGTGTTTGATGAAGTTAGTCTTGGCACAGTAGTTGTTGGTTTTGTAATAGCCTTAGCAGCAGTTCCAATATTAAATGTACTTGCAAGACCTTGAACTATGTTTTTACCAATACCTGCAAATACCTTAGATGGAGATTTGATTCCCAATGCTTTCTCAGCCCAGTCAGGTAGAAGGTTCTTAAAGAATCCTACTACTTTGTCTTTGAGCCATGAAGCCATGTTCTGTATTCCGTTCCAAAGTCCAATAACAATGTCTTTACCAATATTAAACATTTTGCCTGGCAGTGCTAAATATGCTTCAATAACATCTTTAACAAAGCCAATAACCTTACCAGCAAATTCTTTTGCCTTTTCCCAAGCCTTTGGTAAATATTCTTTAATAGTTTCCCAAACATTTTTTACTGCTCCTGTAAACTTATCCCAATTTTGTACAAGCAATACAATGGCTGCAATTACAAGTCCAATGCCCAAACCTGCAAGGGCAACTCTAAGTAAATTAGTTGCTATTGTTGCTGCACCTATTCCTCCAGCAGATGTTGTGCTTACAATTCCTAATGTAACCATTGCTGTCTTGGCAGATGCAAGGAATGTAAGAAGAGGGCCACCAATTCCAACTAATGCAGCAACTGCAATAATAACATTTTGTACTGGCCCTGGCAAATTGCTAAATTTTTCAATTACAGTTGTTAATGCAGTTATAAACTTTTCAACAATTGGCAAAACCTTTGTACCAACTTGTTCTTTAAGATTTGCTAATGCTGTGTCAAACTTTTGTGTTGCAGTGACATTCTTTTCTGCAGCATCGCCATATTTCTTTTGTGCTGCATCAATTATAAGTGATAATGCTTCTTGGTTCTTTCCAGCCTTTGATAATGCTTCTGCTTGGTCATATATTGCACTAGTTAATCCTGGAACAATCTTTTCTAAGTCTGCCGCTTTTAATTCACCATCAGCAAGTGCCTTGGCAAGTTTGTTTGTAACTGTTTCTGCAGAAAGGGCACCAGCAGTAAATGCTTCAACATCAAATGCAAGATTAACTAACTCAGCAGATAAAATCTTTGCATCTTCAGGTAGACGAGCACCTAATTGTGTAGCAAGTTTAATAATCTCATCATTGTCAACTGCAATGGCTTTACCAAACTTATCAGCCTGTTCTGTAATTGCTGCTAATGCAGCAGAGCCTTCACCAAATGTTGTGGTGGCTGCTCGCATTGTTTCTTGGGCTTCTTTAGCCTCATCAATGCCTTGTTTTAAAAATGTAACGCCTTGCTTTAATACAAAGGCAGAAGCAGCAGCACCTGCAGCAGCAGCAGCACCTTTAAGTTTATTTGACATGCCATCAATTTGGCCATTCGCATCGTTGATTCCAGAAGTAAGTTTCTTGGTCTCCGCAACAATATCAATCGTTATTTGGTTAGCCATTCTTACTCCTCCTGTTCAGTGCCGTCACAATTGCACCGTATTCTTCCAGCGTCATGTCCCAAAACTGATCTGGCGTATATCCTGTTTCAGCACAGAATTCCGCCATTCTTGTTAGGCTGGATTCACTTCTTTTGGGACAGTGAACTCAACTCCTGCAAGGTCAGTCAACTGTTGGATTGACATATTCTCTGCATCCTCTATTGTAAGGGATGGGTTTGTTCGCTTTGCCATCATATATTGCATAGCGAATGCTAATTTGGCTTTGGACTTGCCTTCAGTCCATTCATCCATTGGTAAATCTAAATACTCTTCAACCTCTGCAAGTTCTTTCCACTTAAGCGTGTTCATTAAATCAAAATCGTTCATTACTGCCTCCTGTTAGTTTAAGTTATATTGCTTTATTGCCTTTTGGATACTGTCATTGTATTTCTCAATAATGTATCCCATGTTGTTATGTACTGCTGGTCTTAGGTAAGGTTGTGCGTTTATGTTCTTCTCAGGCCATCCGTATTCTTGGACTCCTGCATAAGGAACTGCTGCACCACCTGCTAAGATTTGTGCTTTCTCTGCTGAAGGATTACCTTGAACAGATGAAGCCAAGGCACCAGTTAATCTTGGTGCCAAGGCAGAGGCTTTTTGAGATAAAGTCGTACTTAGTTCTTTATTAAGTTCTATGTTTGACTGTAAATCTTTAGCCAGATTGTTAAGAGAGTCTGTGACTTCCTTAATTCCCTGGATAGTTATTGCCTCTGCCATGACTACTTACTTAGAATGAATTTACTCTAGTTGGCTTACCATCTAAAATAAAGTTAATGTCGTAGACGAAATATTCGCCTGCTGCTCCACCAATGTCTGGTAGAGTTTCTGCATATCCACTCATTGTGAACCAAGGCTCTGCTGCTGTTGCAGTTGCATTGCCATGTGGTGCGTATGAGATGTTTACAGTCTGACCTGGGTTAGCCCAGAGAACTGAGTGCAGTGAGTTTGCTGCTGTATCCTGGAATCCAGTTACAGCAAGGGTAAAGTCTAAAGAGTCTTCATAGTCTCCGAAGCCAAGTGTGTTTACAGCAGAAGAGATAACAGCGTTGCTGAGATTTCCTGCATATTCTGTTCCACCGATTTCAAAAACTATTGACTTACCTTTAATTCTAGCCATGTTAGTTTCCTCCTTCAATATCAATTGATATGTTTATGTTT